AACCCCTCTTCCATTAGGAGTATACATTTCCACAAAGCGATATTTTCATCTTCATCTTTAGTCCAGCAAGAAACAAAGTATATTTCCGAATGATATTTGATCATACATTACCGACTCTTCCATATCATCAACGCAATCCAATCTTGTAAATCTTATATTTTGGCTTTTCAAAATAAGTGCTAAATTTTCAATTGATGTATAATGATATAATTTCATAACTAATACAAGTTTAAATTGTTTCTATAATTGATTTCTCCTCAACTTCCCTGCCACCTTATAAAGAAACAAGATTTCACTCTTAGCAATATCCCGATCTGGGAACTTACGACGGCCATCAGGGTTCAGTTCCATATTATATGAAACCATTGTAATATAGCCATCACCTTTAGAGCTCTCATAAAGATTCTTTATATATCGATCTTCTTGGGTTATGACAACGTAACACTGGCCATAGTCTATATCATTCCGGCTTTCGATCCTACGAACAAATATGATATCGCCAGATTTATATTTGTCATACATACTATCACCAAATACCATAATTCCTCGGCATCCTTTAAATGCTGGGATGGAAACCCATTCAGTTATTTTGTTCTCGTCCCCCTCTAAACCTATACCGTTCCCCGCACAAACACGAATATCAAGAATTGGTTGTCGGTCATTGTAGATATTAGCATCTACATCTTTATTACGACCAGAAATAATATAGTCTATGTCAAAATCAGTATATACTTCTGAGATTTTTTTTAATGTTTCCTTGCTTGTTGAATCGGAATATTGAGCTACAGAACCATTTGGAAGCCCTACAGATGCCTCAAAAGCTCTAACACTAAGTCCTTTTGATAAAATAAAAGCCTTGACTCTATCTCTTAATTGACTTACTTCTTGCTTTGCCATAGATAATTTTGTTAAATAGATAAAATTTATCTACATATAGTTTTGTTTGTAGATAAATATATCTATATTTGCACTTGTAATAATAATACAACATCAAAGGTAAAGAAATTAGAACATATATAATAATGTAAGGAGGCAAAAATGGAAAAATTAAACCTACAAGGTCATGAGACTGGCGCTCGTTCGTTCAGAGAGATCTACTTCTCCATGGACAACACGCCGCCTAAGAAGGCTTTCATCCAAAAGATAGCCACCATTACCAAACGATCTGAATCGGCCGTCAGATGTTGGGTAGCGGGAGTCTACCAACCGGATGCGTTAGCCCAAGAAGTGATAGAAAGAGAACTTGGCATTCCTGCCTGTGAGTTATTCCCAAAGGAGGATAAGGTATGCGCGCAATAGAATTCTATACCACCCCCTCCGGCGAAGTAACTATCAAAGAGCAGGGACAGCCGGAACGCCAACTGAAAGAGTCCGATACGGATTTCATTCAAAGTTTCCTTGAGATTTTGGAAGAGTTCTATCCGGAGGCTTATGCGGCACTCCGCAAGTATTACGCCCGTTACGACGGGAATAAATGCTACCGGGATTTCTTGGCTGTACGTAGGTTTATCAAATGCAACTTCGGGCTGTACGATAACATGATAGACGTGGATGAGAACTGGAATTTCAAATTCGAGTTTGTCGGCTGCCCTCTACGAGGAGAATGTGACGGGTTTAAGAAAATCTGTGAACCGAAGTTCAACAGCACATTATCAGACAGCCAGCTTCGGGTGATGGAGCTTTGCTACTATGGAAAGAAAGACGAAGAGATCGCGGAAACGCTTTTCATCTCGTCCCACACCGTAAAGAACCACCGGAAGAACGTTTTTCGGAAACTCTCGATACACTCCATGGCGGAGTTCATGCGATACGCGAACGAAAAGAATCTATTTAAGGGCGAATAATCATGCCAACCGAAAACACCTATCAAAGCATACCTTCTTTACGAAAGATCGAGATCGAATACCTTGCTTGGCAAATCACAAGGATGCAAGCGGGTATCCGGGAATTTATCGGACAAAAGGAAGCGCACCTCCGTTTCGGGAGACAGAACGTGGAAAGATGGGTCTCGGAAGGTAGGCTACAACGTTACAAGCGACCGGGCAAAATCGAGTACAGGCTGGAAAACCTGTATAAGTGCGCCCTAGATCCATACGACTATTAAATGAATCATTAACATAGCAAGGCACCTTGGCAAGGCGTTGCAAAAGGAAGTTTACGATACCCATCCAACTCGCTATTTCACGGACGGTAAACCGCATTGCTAATAAATCATTGACGTATGAAAACAGATTACTGGAAACTCGCCCAAGCGGTGAGGTGGGGATTTTACATCCTTTTCGGAACGCTCGCCATACTTGGAATCGTGGCTATTTGCCTAGGACATTTCCTGCATATCATCACGACGTCCGGATGTGCGGCAATGGCTTACATGATAGCTAAACATTGGTAACTAACATTTAAAAACATAACATCATGTCGAATCTAATTCAGATCAAAGTAGCTGAGTTGAATCAGCTAAACCCGCTCATGATAGCGGAAGATAACAGGGTAGAACAAAAGTTCATCCAAATGTATAACGCGATCTGGGGTACCGCCCAAGGAGCGCAAATCTACGAGAAAGAGAAATTCAACTTCCGGAAGATCTTACAAGACAAGCCGGAACTGCAAAAATGCACACCGTTATCCCTCTATGGATGCTTTTTGGATATAGCGGTCAACGGCCTGTCACTTGACCCGACAGGACGACCGCACTGTTATATTCTTCCCCGTAGCACGAAGACCGGCTATAAGGATAACAACGGTAGCGATATCTACGAACTACGTGCTTATCTCTCCATCACCGGATATGGCGAGTTAGTCATGCGGCAACGTGCCGGACAAGTCCGTTACGTGGATAATCCCGTGGTTTGCTATGAGGGCGATACCTTCTCCCCCGGGTTGATCGACGGCGTAAAGACCGTGACCTACCAAGCGGCATGCCCCCGAAAATCCAACAAGGTGATAGGTGGTTTCTTACGTATCGTACGCACCGACGGTACCGTGGACTGGCACTGGATGATGGAAGGCGATATCAAGCGATTGGAAGCGTACAGCTTTAAGAACAACCAGAAATGGAACCCGCAAACCCGGCAGAAAGAAGGGAAGGCCAATGCCCTTTATACCTCTAGCGAAGGAGGTATTGATCCGGGATTCTTGGAAAGCAAGCTTATCAAGCACGCTTTCGACGGATATCCCAAGGTACGCACGGGACAGTTCTCCTCATTTCGAGACACAGGAGGAACCACAATGAGATCGACTACGGACTGGAAGAAACAACCGTTATCCAGCCCAATCAAGCCGGACAGCAACCGCAAGCCCTCCAGCCCCAATCGGAAAATCCCTTACAAGGATTCGGAGAGCAACCGCAAGCGGAACCGGTACCCGTATCTGGTATAACAGCCCAAATATCACAAGAAGATGAAGAAGCCGGATTTTAAGAGTTCAATATCAACATTCAAAAATTTTATCGACATGGATACACAGAATAACAATTTACCTTTCAAGGCTAACGAGGTCATTAGCATCTTACAGACAGCCCCGGATATTCTCGCCCGCAATGAGGCGTCGGTCTCAGCTTGCACGAACGCAGGGAAAACCCTCTTGGACACGATTGAGGGAAATGGAGGTATCGGCACGGACGAGATCGACACTGCGGTACAAGAATACCTTGCGAAGTCAAAGAAGACCGTAGAGAACATGAACAACCGCCGGAAGCCGTTAACCCAAATGCTAACGGCTATATCCAAACGTTTCACGACACTAGAGGGTTCCATAGACGCCAAATCCAAGGGAACCATCCCTTATCTGCTACAGATGGAGCGTAACAAATACGCCGCCAAGAAGCTGGAAGAGCAAAAACGCCGTGAGGAAGAGGCCCGGCAAAAACAGTTGGCGGAGAACGAGAAAGCCCAATACCGGGCCGACATAACGGTCTTGCTTGATACCACGTACGCCGCCTACGTCGAGAAGCATATCAACGCCTTGAACGGGATTTTCAATCGTGCCTCCCTAGCCACGTATGGGGACGTATGCCGGCAGATCACGCAAACAAGCACCGGTTTCTCATGGACGGATTTCGTGAAAAACGTCGTGGATAATAAACAGACATTCTATATGGACGGTGAGACCCGCAAAGCGATCAAGAACGAGATAGCCATCCTAAAGAAAAAAGAATATTCCGATCGATACGCTTTCGAGATCGAGGGACTGAAACAATCCTTGGTCGACCGCCTCCCATCCCTCCGAAAACAACTGGAGGAGCAAGAGGAAATTCGCAAGACCAACGCAATCGAGGCGGCACGGCTGGAGGAGGAGCGCAAACGGAAAGAGGCGGAGGAACGTCAAAAGGCCGAACTGGAACGCAAGCGCAAGGAAGAGGAAGCGAGAGCCAAGGCGGAGGCAGAGAAAGCCACCGCGGAAGTACAGGCAGCATTCGATTTCAGCGCCGCCAGTATGTCTCCTACCCCTACCAAGGCGAAGATCAAGAAAAAGATCCAAGTCACCAATCCACAAGGATTCATGCAGGTATACCAGATGTGGTTCATGCGTGAGGGTATCAACATGAGCATGGAGGATCTTGAGAAGATCCACAAGAAGATGATCTCCTACTGCGAGAAGGTCGTGAATAAGGACGGTGAGCGAATCCAGTCCGCTTTCGTGAGATATGTCGATGACGTAATAGCCAAATGATATGAGAAAGCTATATCTGTCCTCATGGATAAACTTCGGGAAATACAGGCGTACACCGAGTAACCTAAAAAAGATCCTCGATACGGAAGAGGGCCGCAAATGGTTCCGGTGGCTGATGGATAACACTTACGATTTTGAATTTGACTTCGCGGTCATTGAATACTTAAAACTCAAGGAAGAAGATGCAAGATACGTATTACCAACGGTCTGAGGTCAGCAACTCAGACCTGACAGAACTAAAGAACCTCCTCTATCCCCGTACGCAATACGGGGATAAGGAGAAGGCGTTCAAGTTCGGGAGTCTGGTGGATGCGATGCTGACAGAACCCGAACGGGTAAGATATGACAAACATATGGTAGATGACGTATTGTATTCCGGCGAAGATTGGGAACTGGCACAAGCCATGATCAAGTCACTCCGTATGGAAGCCCGACATGATCCGCTCATTAAGTATGCATTGGAACAATCCGATAAACAGAAATTTATGGTAAACAAAATCAAAAATTCCAATACGGCAATTTTGAATACACACTTGACACTCGTTGCAAATGGGATTTCTGGTTTTCAGCAATGGGGTTTGGAGGAGATTTAAAAACAACTTTTGCTTCTTCTCAAAAACAATTTAATGAAGCCATAGATTTTTTCGACTGGGATCGCTCAAGAGCTTGGTATATGGACATTGCTGGAAGTAAACAAGATTTTATTGTTGCAATAAGCAAAAAGAATCAACAAATTTTCAAAGCCACTATAAAAAAAGATGGCACTTTATATAAACGTGGCAAAGAAAAGTACGAAGAGCTAGCCTTCCGGTGGTGGATGCTAATAAGCTAATAGTATGAAGAGTCTAATTTTAATCCTAATCGGCTGGCTAAAGTACAGGCTGGTAAAGAAATGCCCTATATGCGGAGCTCCCGTACTCGTAAAGAAATTACAGACGCATACGGGAGATACATTCAACGTATATCATTGCGGCAACTGTGGCAACGATTATATCTTAAAATAAAAATCATGAATCTCAATATCACACCGACAGACAAGATATCCGAGGAACTGGCCGCCATAGATGCCTTCCTGAATATCACAATGAGCGAAGACGTACAAGAAGCTGTCCTACGTGGAAACGACCTTGCCGTCTATATCGCCCGGACCGGGAAACTGTTAGCAGATGCCAAATACCATCTGAACGTGAAAAAGAAATCGGAAGTATTCGACACATTACGGGAAACCGCTTCACGGGCCGGAGCGACCTCAAAGGCCATAAACGCTATCATCGACAGCCTGTGCAAGGATGAGCAATACCTAGTCGACTGGTGTGATAGATTGAACCGTACCGCGACCCACCAATTGGAATGGTGTCGCACGATAATTAGCAAGGCGAAAGCTGAAATGGCCTTAGCGCCTCAGAGTTATAACAATCCTAAATTTTAAAAGAACATGGAAGAATTAGTAAAAGAGCAACCCGTGTACGAGATCCAGAAAGTGAAGATCAAGAACAACCAGCTCACGGCGGAGTATACGGAAAAGTTCGTGGAAGCGAACTACAAGAACAACATCCTAAAGGAATCGGAGCAGTTTATCCACCCCGATCTACTGTACGCGTTGAACCGGCTTAAGCCACACGTAGTGAAAATCTGTGAGATGTACGAGGCTACATTGGTCAATGTCGCCAATCCTTCCGACGATGACTTGAACGAGAAGCTAAAGAATATCATCGTCACCGGATACAGTAAAGGCGGTAATGATGAATCAGCCGGCGTATCAATCCAAGCGCAAAAGCTCCTGAAAAGCGGGCAGATCCTTAACCTCTCCGTCCCGTTCACCAAATATGAGGACGAGTCCGGCGACGGGTACCTTTACGGAGCCGAGTTGAAAGAGGCCATCGGTAGATGTAGCTACGAGGTGGACGCTTATCTGTTCGAAGGTAAATATGGCATCAAGCAAGAATCCTTCGATTTCGATACCCCGGAGGAATCGGATATCACGGGCGAGAAGGAAGAGAAGCCTAAGAAACGGGGACGGAAGAAAAAAGAGCAGATCAAGGAGATCGCCGAGGAGGTGAAAGCCTTCGACGAGTTCGCCTAACTAATAATAAAAACAACCGTTATGCAAATCACTTTACAAAACACGGAAAAGGGACAATGCTATGCGGTAAGGTTTGACAGGTACCGCCAGCAGGTCGTTGACAAGCTAAAGACAGCCGTCAGCGTCCGCTGGTGGGACAAGTCTACCGGAGCGTGGATGATCCCGGCCAACAATAAGTGCAAGGCGGAGCTAGACCAGCTCACCTATTACGTGAGGCACTTCGAACCCGTCAACTGGGGAGGGTACGAGTCTAAGACCGACGAGGACATAGCCTATCAAATACCGGACATGCCCGAGTTGGACGAGGATCATGGCCTAAAGATACAACCTTACCCCTATCAACTGCAAGGAATCGCACGAGGCTTACAACTAAAACGGTTTATCAATGGGGACGACATGGGACTTGGCAAACAACAACCAGTCAGTAGTTACGTGGCTACTCCAAACAGTTTTAGGAGGATTGGAGAATTACAAATTGGGGACGAGATATTCGGCAGGGACGGAAATGTATATACCGTAAGTGGCGTGTACCCGCAAAAAGAACGCCGCGTGTTCAAAGTGACGTTCTCTGATGGCGTATCCTGTGAATGCGGCCCAGAGCATCTATGGTGTGTCCGGGATGCCAACCGTAGAAGAAAGGGGAAAGGATGGATCACCAAGACAACACAGGAGATCATGGATTCCGGCGTGACCTACAACCTAAAAGGTTTTGGCCATAACCATACAAGACGGAAATGGGAAATCCCAATGTGTGAACCTGTGAAGTACAAGGAGGGATTATACATCATTCATCCTTACATCATGGGGGTACTTTTGGGAGACGGCCACCTTTGCAATGGCAATGGGCGCCTGTCTTTCTCTACACCGGACATGGATGCGGCTATTGCCGACAGGGTAAGAAAACTCTTACCTAGCGATATGCTGTTGGTACGGGACGATTACGCCACATGCCCGCGATACAACATCACAAAGAATCCGACAGTCCACGAAAATCGATTTTACCAAGAGATCAAACGACTCAAAGTTGACAAACCAAGTGTAGAGAAATTCATACCATACGAATACATGCACGGATCGGTAGAGCAACGCATCAACCTCTTACGCGGTTTGATGGATACGGATGGATCAGGAAAGAGAAACAGGATCACCTACAGCACCCTTTCCTATGGCATGGCGCGTGACATTGCCCTTTTGGTACGTTCCCTTGGAGGACAGGCGATCATACGCAGATACGATAGGCAAAACGAGGGTAAAGGCTTGGAATTTCAAGTAAACGTGAGGATCAAGGTTTGCCCATTCTATCTTGAACGGAAAGCCGCCGAATGGGACATCAAAAAAACAAACTATTGTTCACGGTATATCTCGTCTATCGAATATATTAGAGAGGAAGATTCCGTATGTATAAGCGTAACCGCTCCGGATCATTTGTATCTGACAAATAATTATATTGTAACGCACAATACACTTGAGAGTATCGCCACAATCAACAAGGCCGGCGCTTTCCCCTGTCTCGTTATCTGCCCCAATACGGTCAAGATCAACTGGCAACGTGAATGGCACAAGTTCACGGACAAGAAAGCCATGGTATTGACCGATTCGGTACGAACCTCATGGCCATTCTTCTGGCAAACGGGCATGAACCATGTGTTCATCGTGAACTACGAGAGCCTACGGAAGTATTTCGTACGCCGAATCAACAAATCGGAGAAATGGACGTTGAAAGACGTAGAGTTCCATAATACGATCAAGTTGTTCAAGAGCGTGATCATTGACGAATCCCATAAGGTAAAATCAACGGCTACCCAACAAAGCAAGTTTTGCAAAGGTATCACCGCCGGGAAAGAGTGGATCATCCTGTTGACCGGTACCCCTGTCGTAAACAAGCCCAACGACCTTATATGCCAACTCGCTATCATGGACCGGATGAACGATCTCGGAGGCTGGAAATATTTCACGAGCCGCTATTGCTCCGGGCCGCACGGGGCCTCGAACTTGAAAGAGCTCAATTTCATGCTCTGGAAGCATTGTTTCTTCCGGAGGGAAAAATCCAAGGTACTGACTCAATTACCCGACAAGGTACGGCAGATCGTGACCTGCGAGATCACCAACCGCAAGGAATACCAAGACGCCGAGCGTGACTTGGTGGATTATCTGAGACGATACAAGGAGGCCGACGATGAGAAGGTACAAAAATCGCTGAAAGGCGAGGTCATGGTACGAATAGGCATATTGAAGGACATAACGGCCCGGGGTAAGTTGAGAGAGGTGATCGATTTCGTGAAGGATTTTCGGGAGAACGGAAAGAAGATCATCCTCTTCTGTAACCTGCATGAGATCGTAGACCGGCTCCTACAGGCGTTTCCCACGGCGGTGTGTGTCACCGGACGGCAAGATATGCAACAAAAGCAAGCGGCCATAGACGCCTTCCAACGGAATCCCAAGACGGACGTCATCATCTGCTCCATCAAGGCCGCGGCGGCGGGTATCACGTTGACAGCGTCAAGCAATGTCGCTTTTATCGAGCTACCGTGGACATACGCAGATTGCGACCAAGCCGAGAGCCGGGCGCATCGTATCGGCCAAAAGGACTCCGTGAATTGCTATTACCTGCTTGGCCGCAAGACCATCGACCAGAAGCTCTACAGGATCATCGAGGAGAAAAAGCATATAAGCAACGCCGTGCTTGGCGCGGAGGACAATATACAAACAAACATCGTCGATATGATGGCCCGGATATTCGACGAGACCGAGGAGGAGGAATAGTCATGGCAGAGGAATACATAGGGATCAACCGCTTGAAAGAACGGGAGGACGCTAATAAATATCCACGAAGGAAATGCGTAAGATGTATCCGTTATCCATGCTTCTCCGGACAAGGAATAGGTACGCACGCCATTAATCTCGCCGCTTATGGATGTAAGGATTATAAAAGTCAAACAAGATTAAAGAATATGTCGCACAATGTAAACAAAGGAGGTTCAGATGCTTAAAATATCATTGTTAATAATCGGAATGATCTCGCTAATATTCATTCTCACGTCTGGAATATCGATCCAGTTCAAGCCATTCCATATATCCCTAGCTTATCCATACTTTGGAACAGGGATGGTATTGATAGCCATTGGTTTCGCCTTGTGCTTCGGCTCGGCTTACTATCATGGAATATCAAATCATGAGTTTAAAGATGGTTTCAGTAAAGGATTCAACGCTGGTATTGAATACATTATCGATTGGGCTAAGAATAAAAAAGAAGGCTAAAGATAACATTTTTATAGCGAGAGATAAAGACTAACAAAGAGAATAAATAAAAAGGCAGCGCCTCACAGCGCCACCCCATTACAACCTGCGACAAATATATCAAATAAAGACAACTATGGCAAGTGAGGCATTGAATAAATATATTGAGAAACGTTACGACAGGTGGCTGGATTACGCTAAGTATCACTGCTCACTTGCCGGAATGAGTAGTGAAGCTATTGACGTATTGAACGAGGTAATGTGTATGCTACTTCAAAAAGCCTCTGGAACACCTCTCCCGGCTTATGGAAGCCAAGCAAGGTAAATATACCGAACTTGACTGGTATATCCTGCAAATGATAAAGCTGAACGTTACCTCGGACACGTCTCCCTACCGGCATAAATACAAGCCTATCCCGGTAGATGAGAATGTGGATTGGCGAAGACTGAACATTATTGATGAGCCCGATGATAGTATTGACCGTACCGAGTATATCCGGGAACGTATGCAGGATATCCGGGATATGGTCGACCTGTTAGGGTTGTCCGAAAAAAGCCAAACGGATCTTCGCTTGGAAATTTTTTGCAGGAGAATCTTTTGCCGATTGGCCGGGGCCGGAAAGCCGGAAGGAGTTGTATGAGACCTATAAAAGTGTTTTCAATGCGGTGATGGATAAGAAGGATGGGAGGTTGCTGTTGTAAAAAGAACAACCTCTAACTTTCCCTAAAAAGCAAAATGCGAGTAAACCATGGAAGAGGGTTTTCAGCCCCGGCCATACGATTTGCTCGCATGTTTGCGTTAGTAGGAAGGTTAGAGATTTTACTTAACGGCTGGGGGCTTCTTCCCCCTCTCTTTTATAGTTATTTTCTTATGTCATTTTTTAGGTGGTAAAAATTCTGTTTTGCAGCCAAACACATAGCATAGCGTTCTTTATGATATAGCATTTCACAAATGATCCAATCTGAACCATTTGGAATATCATCTACAATTCTATATACACCTTCATTATCACATCTTAAAGTAGAAAGTCTATATTGAAAAATATCTTGATGTCCAGAGACAGCCCAAGGAATATTCGCAATCTCAAATTGCTCATGAAAAACCTTTACCCAATACAGCAACTTAGAATCCTTTTCATCACCATCCGCAATTACTTGAATTTCATAATCTTTAGATAATGGGCTTTTATACTTATTATAAAAAAGTCCTTTAAAATGTTTCTTATGAATTTCAGCTAAACTATCAAGGTTAAACTCTATACCTAATCCTCCATCCGAAGGTATTAGTCTTTTCCAAAAGTCTTTTACCCTAGTAATGTTCCTTACAGCTTTAGCTGTCAATTCTAATTGTGCTTCATCATTATCATTTGTTATACCAATAAAATCTCTTAATTCTTGATCGATCTTTGCATATTCATGGTTACATTTATAACATCCAGGAACCGTTATTCGATTAATTTTATATTCTGGAGAATACCCAGCATACAACGCTTGCATTGGTATATGTTCTACTGTTTCCTTATTATCATCAGTAAACTCACAACCACAATTATAACACCTCTTTGAAGATTTTATCTGTTCTGCCATAATTAGTATAGTTTAATATTAATACCCAAATGTAATCATTATTTTAATCCTAACAAAATCTCTCCATTTTTACAGACAGAACGACTGAAAACCTAAAACACTAAACCAATATCAAACTACGATCTTCTCTTTTGTAACAACCATCTTACTACATAGCCGATACCAATCACGGCCAGTCCGGATAACAAGCCTATCGCCCACCCTCCTACCTCGATCTTTATTTTCTCCCAACGGGATAGCTCTTTTTCCACAAGGACTGGAACCTCCACTTTACGATCCACGTAGATCTCTTTCGAAGGCAGAAATAATGTATCCCTAGGAACTCTCATGTTGGCAATCACGTTACCGAGACTATCCAAGGCGAACATGAGCTCTACGTTCTTAGTGTTGGCCATGTCCAGCCAACGAAGGACTACCTTACCGTTCTCATCGCATTCCATCAACGCACGGATGGAGGCGCTATCGGCTGGCATTGGGTAAGGTACCAACTTATCTATGTAGATCGAGTCGGTACGGTTCTCGATAGCGACAGGTTGAATCTTGGTTCGACACCCAAACAGGGAGAGGATACCTACCATTATTAATACAATGCATCTAGGTTTCATTATTATAAAAATTTGATTGTACCCGTATTTGGATGCCGCCCGGATACGAAAAAGGCGACTAAACCATGATGATGGGATAGCCGCCAAACTCTCCAATAAAATGTAAAGTTATATGCTATTTAGGAGGGTTCTTTTTTCTTAGACTCCTTAAATCCTTATCCAATTCTTTTATACTATTCAAATATTCTTGCTCCTTTTGAGCCTCTTTATATAAAGCATACTCGTTCTTTGCCTTTTTCTTAGCCAGTTCTTTTGATATTTTACCTAAATCAGTCAAGATGCTCTTACGGTTCATCGTTAAGATAATATTAAGGTTGTCTTCCCAATCTTTCATCCTCATCGGTATATGGTTGATAGCTTGGGCCTCTGCGAAAGATAGGTATTGCTCGACTATTAATTTCAAGTTGTCAAGCTCATCTTTCGTTAAGTAGTTCTTACCGATATTAATATCTGAAGACTTAACAATACCTTCTTTCTCCGTAGAGGTAAGTCCCATCATCGGTAACTTTGCGTTCGCCCTATAATAAATCAATTCCGCTGCTGTTTTTCCACTTACCGCCCAAAGAAGCTTGTTTTGTACGGACGCAAAGAAATCAAGTGTTGTCTGGTCATTTTTATCGTAGTCTATACTTAACATATAGATATCCTTGATTTGCTGGTAAAACACTCTTTCGGATATACGTATCGACCGAATTCGATCTAACAGTTCCTTGAAATAAGTCAACGACTGGCCTTTTATGAATCTATTATCATCAAGAACATAACCTTTTACCAAATATTCACGAAGTGTTTTTGTAGCCCAAATACGAAACTGGGTCGCACGTTTACTGTTAACTCTGTAACCGACGGCTATGACCATATCAAGATTGTAGAACGTCACTTCCTTCGTTTGAGTTTTCCCGTCAATAGCTCCATGCTCAGTGGTTATTGCATTTTTTGCAACAACCACTTTTTCTTCAAGCTCACCATCTTCAAAGATATTTTTAATATGCCTGCTTATTGTCGATACACTAACATCAAACAATTCGGACATTCCTTTTTGAGTCATCCAAATAGTTTCGTTAATGGCATCTATTTGCACTTTCACATCACCACTATCTGTATTAAAGATGACTATTTCACCTAAGTTTTTATTTTCTTCCATAACATATAACTTTCACATCACAAATGTAAAAATTATTTGTTATTGGCTATCCCATCCTGTCAAAGAACTCATTGTTAAAACCCTAATTCATCGGATATCATAACAAGCTCCACCCCGTTATCACATCCGACATATCAGCCTCTCTCCCATTCTCCACCTTGCTCATCCCGGCCACAATCCGGATCATTTGCTCACGATCATTTACATTGATCGGATCATCGGCAGGGATACCGGCATAATCAGATACGGCCTTGATATAGGCATCTGTATTATTCTCGTTTTCCGGGGCCCAGCGGCTGATCATCTTACGGATCGTATCCAGCTTATAGTTCCGGTAATAGTTAGACAGGATCTTGAAGATCGCCCTATACCCGTATGCCATCGATTTAAATTGCTTGAACTCTTTGTCTGAGCTTGTCTTCTCTCCTTGGAAGACATCGCTATTCTTTCTGATGTTCCCGGGGTTGTTGTTTCTCAACCCTCTGGGCAGACTACTATTTCTCATTTTCCACTCTCCTTATTTATATAATCAACAACCGCTTTCGCTATCTCCTCCGGATCAGTCCGGTGCTTGGCGATCTCTCCGGCCAGCATCAACACTTGCTGGTAATCGCTTCTTACCTTGTCCTCGGCTTTCTCGAAGATGCTTTTTACCTCGATACAGCCCAGCCCTATCGCGCCGATCAATGTTATGACAGGGAAGATCGGGATATGATAGCCGTAGTAGCCATCAAGGTACCAAACACCTCCCATCTGCATGCAGTCAACTACAGTCAACGCTATGAGCAGGTTGTAATACCTCGCCAACTTGTCAACCGTCCGCTTGAAACCGTAGCTCGATCTCACCTCACCCCTTCGCTTTGCCTTCCTCACGCCGCTCCACAGATCAGCGCCTACGACCATGAACACCAGCATGTACAGCCCGAATACTATCCACGCAACGATAAAAACTTCCTCAAATCCTTTCATCTCGTTTTCTTTTAATATATACGGGGGCTTTCATTTGCCCGCCCCCGATAAAGGCTTATATCCCGTTAAGCGATAGGATCTATTCCCTTTAGCTCGTTCCATCTATCTTGGTATTCCTCCCCGAAAAAAGGCTGGTCGAGTATCTTGGAATAAGAGCCGATCGTCTCGGCGGAGAACATCCCCTGCCGATCAAGGTAATCCACCCGCTGTTTCAGGTACCACAACTCATCGTCCGTGAAATCAAAGGACTTGACACCTGTCATGGCATCCGTTCCCTTGAACGAGATCGAATATTCTCCTCCGCCTAGCTCGGTGTATATCATGCTATCACGCTCTACGATTGATAACGCTATTTTCCCAGAGATAGAAATCTTCAAGCCAATATTCTTGCGTGTATCATACTGGGGTAATACGATATGAAGTATTATAGCCCTGTCTTTCAATGTCAAATTCATCTTCATCTTTTGTCGTATTTTTTTTGTTATTCTATATAAAGAAGTCCGGTAGCGGAGTCCCACTTAACATTATACCTCGTCCCGGAGGTGGATTCCGTATTTACCTGCGTCACCGATGGCATCAAGTCCAGCCTCAAGGTGGTCCTCCAAATTCCGGGAGAGTCGTTCGAGAAATATTTGGTGCCTACATGTATATCCCTAGAGCCGTGCTTACAATGTAAGAATGTCATGGAATCCTGTGTCGATGACTCACATTCTAGCTCAACCATGGTATCTACGTCATTAGCCGTAATTGCTTTTACCGTTATCGCATGCCTAGGTCCCTCCATCTTGGTATGTTGCAAGTCCCTTCGAATGTACAGGCATGCGGAATCGTCCCCATACTTATATCCTCCACTCAACTTATACGTCACGATTGAAGATCCATCTATTCCGATCTCACCTTTACCAGAATCTATATAAAACGAATGCTGATAGTTACCTTCCGTGCCATAAACGTTCGAGTTTATCTGGTTTTTTGATACGGTAAATCCTCCTATCGTCCCCCTCACGGCAGCCAAACTGGTAACGTAGAGGTTATCTACATCAATCTCCGAGGCAGCTATCTTCCGTGCCATCAGCAAATCGGTCGCCACGCTGGAGAAGTTCGCCCCGAAGGTGTCCCAGTAGGCGGAGCCGTTCCACGCCTTAGGGCTGACATCGATGAAGGTAGGCTCGTTATCATTCACCTTCGCCACGTAGTACTTGCGGGTGCCATCGCTTTGCTTTATAGATACAATATCCGTTATCAAGGAGCTACCGTTGTAGGTTATACCGTCACTGTAATCGCCACGGTAGGTGCAGCGGGGGCCACGATCGCCACGGGGCCCTTGCGCACCGTCCATCCCATCGATCCCGTCCCTTCCGTCCGATCCGTTCGCTCCAGGCTTGCCGTCCTCGCCCTTCACGACCAGCTCTTTCCAGAACCTAGTGTTCGCAGGATCGGTGCCGGGAGTGGTCTCGGAGATACATTTATAGACGTTGCCTTCGTAGGAGACCTTGTCACCGGGATAATAAACGAGTTTGTCGGAGTAAGCGCCCCGGTCCACCTCCGGATAATCGATCTCGCCGGAGGGCGATTGGTAGATACTGCCTTTCAACACGAGACCGTCTCGCTGGTCGTATGAGAGGAAAGCGTTGTCATCGCCGATCCGGAACGCCTTGGAGAGCATGTCCCAATATTGCGTGCCGTCCATGTTAATGATCTTGTTCAGACGCATCCATCCCGGGCCTATCTCGCTGAAGCCGTAAAGCGTGGAGAAACTACGCTGGCCATCCACCTCGGTGCTCAACGCACCACAAAGGAGGTTGTAATACGAGCCGTCGTCCAAGTCCATCGGCTCCTTGCTGAGAAGGAAAGAGCCGGACGATCCCGACTTGGCGCAGCGGGCGTACAGGTACATGGCCTCCGTGTCATCCCCCAGATAGGGAGACGTATAGGCCGCCATGTTCCAGTATTTGTACTCGGTCACCTTGTGGGAGGGAGCGAGCGAGTCTATCCCCAATGTCACGTGCTGCAAGATCCCGGCGGGGGTGGTAAGCGTACGTCTCTGCCCGTCATACGTGAAGGCGTGATCCACCTCGGTGACCGCCTGCCCGTCCGCCGTGGGAATACGGTTGACGAAACGGAACTGCAACGACTCATGCCCCACCAGTACCGACATGGTGCGGAGCCATGACATCGCCTGCCCCTTGCCGTAATCCTTGAAGGCCCGTTCAAGCATCCCCTGCATCTCCACCGCGTCACGCCAACGGCGAAGGGTGAACGATACGGCCTGCTTGTGTCGTGTCTCGTTCGTCACCTCCTCGCTCTCCAGCTTGCCCAGCTCATCGGACAGGAAACCGCCTACCGGCGTGTTGGATAGCTCAAGCTCCGGACTGTGGGGCCTGTTGATGTAATCCCTCACCCCGGTGATCCGGATCAGGATGCCGTCCGGCTGGAATTGCGGGTCGCTGAAATCGACATAACCGCCGGGGACCAGCTTGGCGCCGATCGCCAGCCAATTCTTCTTGGCCCATATGCCGTCCAGCTCTCCGCTGAACGTGAATTGCCGCTCCTCACGCTCGTACAGGTAGCGTACCGCCTCCCGGAACATGTCCCAGCTCGCCCCTGTCTTGGTGGCGTTGTCGCATACGTAGGCGGCGGGAAGAGATATGTTGAAGACGGCGTACTTGTCTCCCACCTCCGGATACAGGGACGAGTTGGGAAGATCCATGCCGTCCTGCTCGGACGAGACGATCTCGAACTTACGGCCGTCATGTACATACTTTACGTCGAACTCACGGCCCGCCAGACGGCCTGTCTGGAAGATAACCGTCATGGTCTGGCCGGCGATCAGGCAATCCTCGAGATTCAGGTTATCTGGAATTGACGAGTCGTAGAAATTATAGAATGTGACCTCGTTCCCGTCCGTGTCCTCGCCCGGCTCCGTGTCGGTCTCGCTCACCGTACCGACCCGGGATGGATATATATCGCTGGCGTCGTAGCTGTCCTCATTATAAGAGGAAAGGGGCTTGTCCGCGCGAGTGACATACATCCCGTCCTTGTCGGTCTTGTAGCGTCTGCCTTGGTAGGAAAGCTCCTGCGACTTGGGGAGCAGCAAGGTCTGGCTTCCGTAGGCCGAATAATCGATATTCCGCTCGCCACCTTGCACGTAAAGGATCTCAACGGGGAGGTTGTCGCCTTGGTTCGCACGACCTACACCGGGAAGGAATCCGTTACCTTTTCCGTAGGATAGCTTTAGAGGAGCGTCCTTGTAATACTCCACCTTGCGGAGGTTGATAGTTTTGCCCACGATCTCGAACTCCGTGTCGAACTCCTCGGCCAAACGCCCCAATACAGCCCAGCATTTCTCATGGTTGAACGACAACAGTTTCTCCGGGGCCTCGATCACCGTGCCGACCGTCCAGCCGGAATCATAAAGATTCAAGTTGTCCACCAGCAGTTCCATGAACATCCCCGGCGTGGCCGTCATGACGAACTTGAGCTTGTACGGCTTGTCCGCCAGCAGCTTGTACTTATATTTTTTCAGGATCTCCTCGTTACCGCCGAAGGTGACGGTATAGTCGAATACCCTCGTGCCCTCCTTCTTGAAATCCGAAGGGTACCACAGCGTGTACCTTTCCCCCTGGTACTCGATATACGCCCCGGTGGGCAGCTCCACGTGATCCACGAGGGAGTAACGCAGCTCCACCTTCTTCGCTTGCGCTATCGCCCGGTAACGATAGCTGTCATCGTCCACCGGGATGTCAAGCAATACCTCGCCCGTCTTATCATAGATACGCATCTCGAACGGTATTTAAAGGGTGTTCGAGACGCTTTCGGGCATACCCAGCAAGGCACGTACCCTCGCCTTGCAGTCGTTACGGTAATGCTCCAGACAGGCGAACTCGGCCTCAAACTCGGCCTTTCTTTCATTATCCGAGCTCAATTTATTCAGCGTTATCGCCTCTACCCGATCGGCGGAATACTCTCTCCGGACCAATCCGGACACGAGACTGTCATAACTCGCGGAAGTCGCCTCGACCAGCGTACCGCCATCCTCGCACGTGCCGGTATAGGCGTAAGCCGTGCAAGGCTCCGGTTCCGGTTCGCCCCCGTGGCCCTCCGGAACGTGGTTCTCCAAGACCTCCTCGTTCAGGTACAATAGGTAATGGTTGTCATCGTATTTTACGAATGTCTTTCTCTCCGTGTAAATCGCTCTTGTCTCCATATATTTAAATGTTTTTTAGCCGACCCGGAAGGATCGGCCAAGAGCGATCCCCACGGGTCAAGTGAACCTGAAAAATTTCTTACCGAACTTGTTGGTGAGCACCTTTATCACGGTATCCACCGGCAAGTCCTCGTGAGAGAAGTCCGTGAGCGCCTGATCAATCAAGACGGCGGAACCGGTGAAAGCGTAACGCTCCTCGCCTTTCCATCGGAAACGTATGGCGAGGCACTTCTTTGGCGTGCCGTCCTCGTTTCTCTCGATCTTGCTATCCTCAATCTTATAATCGATCAACTCAATCAGCCTGTCCTCCTCGGGGCCTCTCCGGTCCTCCGGTATCCGGGTATCATAAAGTATATCCTCGAATCTCATTTTCCGGTCGGCCGGGAGATCCTCCCACGGACTTTTTTTATTCCTTATCACCTGTCCCAGTCTTTTCCTTGGTGTTTCCATTCCTAATTTATTTAATAGATTACTCGTATCAGCGTGTTGGATGAAGCCTATACGGGAAGAGGCCCTCTTCCTTATCTCCTCGTCCGGCAAACCCTTCTTTCTCAATCTCGCTATCTGGCGGCAGAGAGCCACCTTGTTACGTTTCCGGACACGGACGTGATCCGGGAAATGCACGTATCCCCCCGTATCGACACCGTCCATCACGTGCCCGATCTTCCATCTCGGGTTAAGACCGATCCTAAGCTCGTTAGCGTAATAAAGACCGATCCACTCGATGACAAGGTGCAAGAATACGGTGTCCTCATGCAGTATCAAGACATCATCGGCGAGACGGTAACAGAAGTCCAGACGGTTCAGATATCCCTTGAACCTGTCCGAGAGATATTGAATCCCTTTGGATAACTCCTCATAATCATGTTCTGTTTTGGCCGTTGCGATACTTTCCTCGATATACCTTTTCGTGTAGTACTCAACCAAAGCCGGGCATTCCCCGACATGGAAGCACCGCTTCAAATCGTGATCGAAAAGATAAAGATAGACAAGCGAGAAGAACTGCGCCAGCTTCGTGCCGGGAAACATACCGGTATCCCCCTCGACGCTGTCAATGATCTCATCAAACCTTTGCAATAAATGATTATCCTTGATACGTGTTCTGAGCTGGCTTTTCAGTACCGGGTGATTGACAGTCGGATAGAAGTGGTGGATATCGCACAGGAGATAGTCGGTGGTACGTTCCGGATATTTTCTCAAGACCTTCCGGATCATCCTCATGTAGGCGTGGGGACCGCGTCCTTTCACCCCTCCGTAGGTATACGCGGAGAAGGATCTCGTAAAATAATCCTCCACCTCATTGAGCATCGCCCAGTGCTGGACATGATCCGGAAAAGGGAGCATCCCGATAAGACGTTTTTTCGGCTCATGGACGGTCATGAAACGATACGGGGAGGTTACGAACGTCCCGTTTTCAAAAGAGTATAGGAGATCGGAAAGGTTCTTTTCCAAGTCCGCCTCGAACTTTGTTATGGCCTTTTTGCCATGCTTGTTCTTGCTGGCATGATCAAAAGCCTTGTAATAGTTTTCTTTCCGGGCTATATCCCCGGAAAAGTCACCTTTTCTCCTCATGGTGTCCCAAGTGTCTTTTAGTGTCCAGTGTCTGCAATCGCCATCGGGTCATGAGCCGTCGGTTTATCAACCTACCGGGACTATACCCTTAGCCTTGATTTTTTGTCCAGTGACAGGGTCTCTCCTCCACTTCTTCTTACTGAATAAATCAGCGGCGTATCCTAGGGGCGACGACCAGTTCACGTTAGCGTTCGAGACCGCATTGTTACCATTGAGGTACGCTAAGCCGGCATTAGCACCGTTGTTCGCAGGACCACGACGGAACGGACAGCGAAGGCCGGAACTGGACGTCAGAGAAGACAACCCGCCCAATCAATAGGCGGAACAAAGGTAATATTTAATTTTTCAAGTGCGACCGCCTTACGGCGGGAAAAATAAAACAGGAACGGAAACAACATGTCAAAGAACTAAGATGCGGCACTTACGTGCCTTGGGTGCTCGGGCGCTTCGCACCCTGATGGACACGATGGACACCCGAACACAATGAACGCTAGTACTGCACGGGCACGGGGCTTACGTCCTCTGCAAAATAGCAGAGGGGCGACGACCAGCTCACGAGAGCGCTCGAGACCGCAACGTTACCATAGAGGCACGCTAAGCCGGCATAAGCACCGCAGTTCGCAGGACCACGACGGAACGGACAGCGAAGGCCGGATGTAGCGTTGTCGTTATACCAACCGTCGCAATAATAGGTGCTGGAGCTGCCGGAGGCGACAGTCGGGGCGGAGCATAGATTCTGCATACTGAGCTCAGTGATATATTTCCAGCCACTGGGATCGTTCTTAGGAACCTTCGCGGCCTTTATCAGACCCTCGATCGAGTTGATGTTGAAAGCCGAGTAAAGGGACGGGGCGACATAATAATCTCCGCTACCGTCGGACAGCTTGTTTATCAAAGCGCCACGCTCGATCAGACCGATATGCCCGTAGAAGTTCTTCAAGCCTAGGAAGCAAGGGACGTGCGCTTGGTGGACGGTACCACCGTCCGAGCCCTTCACGGCGTAGTCGCTCACGCCGACCGAGTCCCCCAACTCGATCCCTACGCTCGTCGGAATAATCGGATAACCACCGTTATGGCTCGACCAAGGATCCCAAGACCATTCCGTAACTCCCTTACCGGTACCGCCCTGATATAGGCCATTGGAGTCCTTTACCGGGTTCAACGCGGACTGGCAATCACGGGTACCCATGATAAGGCGGTAGAGATAACCGACGACGCTGTTCGCGACGAACCAGCCGGATTCCCAGCCCTCACCCTTCTTGCGGGCGGCCGTGCCGAAAGCCGCGGCGTTCATGTTCGTGGCAACCATGCCTAGCTGCGTGTTGTGCTTCCCGTCCCTCGTCGCGTCGTTGTTCCCGCCACGATAACGGGGATCGTCACTGACGACGGAGACCAACGTGCCGCTCGTACGGTCCATGACGCCGGCTCCCAAGGCCGACGTACCCCCGGCCGGGATGTAATAGTTCAAATGACCCTCGATCGGGGTCGGGCTCACGGCCTCGTAATAATAGGTGGAGTCTACCCACCAAGAGTAGTAGTGGGCGTTCCAGCACCACAGGTAATCGCCCATCGTGCCGTCCAAGGCGGCGGGACTGCCGTCGGCGAAACGATGGTGGTTCGTCGGGTCAAGCTTACGCCGGCTACGGTCAACGGACACGAGGTAGCAGCCCAGACCGATCACGGAGGGAAGATCCCGCAGGAAATCGATATTACCGTAGGACTCGCCGACTGGCGTGCCCTGACCACGTTTCCAGCGACGGATAGCGACGTGCTTGTTCACGATCGATACCGCGTCGGCGAAAGGGATCCTCACTGACTCGCCCGTTTCCTTGGACACTCCCTCGATCAAATACTTGGAGGGCTGGTTCGTGTCGGCCAAGGGCAGCTGGTCGATCGTCTTGCCGTTATCGAAGGCCGTGATGATAGCGCGTACCTTCTCCTCCTCTGCTGTTGTTAATGACATGATTCTGTATATTAAAATGTTAGACAATTATACCTTTCGTATCCGGCTACCGGATAAAAATCTCATCACGCTACCGGCCTTGCGGATAACCGGGGCCGTGACCTCGATCTCTATCGTTTGGGCGAGCGAGGTGTTCTGCGCCGGGATAACGTGGATCGTGGCCGTGCCGGTCTTACGCACGGTCAAGTTCCCATGTGGGTCCACATACAGGGCATCCCCGGAATAAAACGCTTGCTGAAAGATCACGTTCGGAAGGACATAGGCCGGGAACAGACTCACGGCAATCCTCTGGGCGACCGTATTCCCCAACGTTATCCTCTTGACGTATCCCAACTCCATCCTCGTGGGGGCCAATAACGCCTGGCTCATCAACGATTGCTCGGCGGCTCTCATCGACGCTATCTGCGCCTTGCCCTCGGAGATCATCGCCTCGGCATCGACTGCGGCAGCCAAAGCCTCATCAGATGCTCGACCGGCCAAATCAGCCTGTTTCCCAGCCTCCAACGCTTTAGCGTTAGCCAAACCCGCAGCAGAGATAGCGTTCCTCGTGGCCTCGATAGCCTTATTCGCCTCCGCAAGGGCGGTCTTGGCCGCTTCCGTTGCCTGCGTACCACGGGCGATACATTTCCACCAAGCCGTATCGGTCAAGGGGTGGTTCTTGTTTCCGTCCTTGACACAGAGGTAGCAGCTATCATCCGTGACGACGAAATCGAAGGTGTTGTACGTACTCGCCGTGGCATAAACGCCCTTATCGACGAACGCCACCTTCCCCAATACTATCTGACTCATTATAATTCCTCCTTCCATTTTTTTGGTCATACGTTCAAATACAGCTCACCGGTCTCTTGGTTGAGCTTGACAAGGTTTGGTGACACCTCGTCCTCGTAGGACATCACCAGCGTCATGTCGGCGGGGTTGATCGTGAAGGTCGGGTACAAGACGCCTCCCTTGGCGAGGATGCCCGTATCGACATACCTGTCCCCATCCAGATCCCATTTCCACCAGTTGCCGTTATCGCCAACCTTCCATGGGTGGTCGGCCAGCTCCTGCGCGCGGTCACCCTGTGTCTTGGCGAAGTTACCCTGCGTGTTGGCGTAAACGGCCTTATCGTTGGCGAGACTCGCCGCGGTGTTGGCGGCTTGCGTCGCCTTCTCGGTGTTCGCTTTCAAGGTCTCCAAGCCTACACGCGCGTTATCGGCGTTCGTGGCCGCCGTGTTCGCCTTCGTGGCGGCGGCGGTAGCGTTGGTGGTGGCCGCTTTCGCCTCGTTCGTCGCGGTGATGGCGTTCGCCGTGGCCGTATTGGCCTTTGACGTGGCCGCCTCGGCGTTCAGCTTGGCGGTGTTGGCGTTGGAGGCCGCCGTATTGGCCGCCTTGGTGGCGGCACGGGCGTTGGAGATCTCCGTGAGCATGTTCTCGTAAGCCGTCTGGATGGTCCCGAGGCTCACCTTCACGCTGGTTTGTATACCGTCTATGATCTTGCAACCGATCGTGTACAGACCGGTGAGGCTGTCGGCCAACGCGAGCTCCGATATTTTCTTCTCTTTTTAGGCATATGTGTTCAAGTCTATGTAATATTCCCCGTCCTCCGTGACCACCAGTTCCCCGGCCTCGGTAGCCAGCAGGTAATCGATACCATCCATCCGGAACACCGTGAACTCCAGCGTGAGGTTGAATGTCACCACCACACGCCCACGGAGGCTCTCCAGTTTCCAGCCGGACGTCCTCTTGTAGTAGCAGGGGTATTCCTCCACGTTGTAATCCACGTACAGCGAACGCTCTCCCGGTTGGATCAAGGCGTGGAGCAGGGCGTCGTAACAGTTCCAGAACGCCGTCATTGAGCCGGCGATCAGGCAGCATTTAAGCGTGACTTCCTTGCTATTATACACCACCTTGCCGGCATCGTAAATCTTACCGTTAACGTCCAGTACCGTACGGGACAGGTTAGTCTTCACGGTCGGGGATCTCATGATCTCATCCCGCCCCTCCGTCACCATTACGCCGTATCGATCCAAGGGTACGCCGTCCAGCTCGTACTCGGATGGAGGAACATACGCTCTACCCTCCGGGATCGCCACGGAAGAGGGTCTTACGGGCCGGTCCTCGGCGAAACGTAACGTGAAGGCCTCCAACGTGTCCCAATCCTCATACGCCGGGCTCTGGATGAGTCGCAAGCTCCACTCCCTGCCCAACGAGGGGATACGGAAGAGGTGATACCCGGGCTTCGATAGGTACTCGACAAGAGCACCGGTGGATCTTCCGTCCACGCTGCGGACGAACGTGATGTTGAGCTCCCGTGGTTTCAAGGTGGGCTTTTCCAAGTCCGGCTCTATGCCGTCCTCGTCCGGCCAGTCGTTCCTATCCGGTTCCACCAGCTCGGGGAACGGGAGAAGGCCGTCGTAACCTCCCTCCGTGATCCATACGCCGAAATCGGTGTAGGCGTCCTTGCCGTCTATGTATAACTCACCCCTCATAAGATCACCACGGTATTATCCTTGTTTATCTCAACCTCTCCCCCGATATTCACCAGCAGGATCACGGCGTAGTCGCTCGCCACGACCCTAGCCTTGCCGCCGTGCATGAGGATCACCTTGTGAACACGCTCGTTATCGTCTATCGTTATCACCGCATCCGTATCACCTATCACGGCGATATTGCCGGGATTGGTTACGTCCACGTGGCCGGAGTCAACGTACACCCCGTAGGGCATCACGTGACCGGCCATGCCACGGAACATGTCTAACGACGGGAAATCATTCTCCGCGCAAAACTCACGCCCCTGCGGGCTGAAGAACAGCCACACGAGGCTTCTCCAGTCCGTCACCCCGTTAGAACCACTGCACGCCCCAAGCGAGAGGGCCGATTTGATTATGTCGTTAACCGTCTCCATCATTATCTTGATCTCATTAATATACCCTTGTCGTTAATAGTCTTTATACCGGAGGCCGCCGACTTGGTATTCGCCTCTATCTTCTCGGATAGGGCCTCTATACGCCCGGAGATCTCAGCTACCTTGGCCGTGTTCTCCGACACCTTCCCAGACAGATCCTTGATCGCCTCCACGTTCTTCCATCCCCTTGTCTGGAGGTCATATATGAAGCGCATCTGGTCGGCTATACCCGTCACTTGCACCAACGTCCTATCTAAAAATATAAGTTGCGTTGACATCTTACCGTCTATCACGTTAGCCGAGTCCTGCGAGATGGAGGCGATGCCCTTCGAGGAGGCCACACGGGTATTATCATCCTCGGGATCGTCAGGCTTGAAGTACTTGTCGGCCCAGCCGAACTTACGGTCGAGGTCGTCGGCCAGCTCCTGCGCCTTTTGGTCGAGGTAGTCTTGCTCCCAATCACTGATGTAATTATCAGACCAGAACTCAAGCAGCTTCTCTCGTATGGCTTTCATGGGATCGGAAGCGGCGGCCTTGATCGACTCCGTGACCATATTCCTTATCATCTTCCTCACGAGATCCTTAGCTGATTGGGCCTTGTCTTCCCCAGCTGACCATGCCTCGGCGTAAGCGTTGGCGAAATCGTCGATAGCGGATTTTATGTCACTACCGAAAATGGCGTCCTTGCCGGCCTCCTTGTTATCCGCTATGGTGTTATTGATCTCGTCTATCTGGTCCCGCCACTCCTTGATGCGGTCATTGTCGGTTTTCTTCTTGTCCTCCTCCTCCTTGATCTGGTTTTGGATAAGCACTTTTTGCTGTTCCAATAGCTTATTCTGCTGGTCGATAAGCTTGGAGGCATCCTTGGAATAGGCTTTCTCGATGGACCTGCCCAGCTTATCGTACGACTTGTCCAACGTGTCGATCTGATCCTGCAAACGCTGGATACGACTCTCGTTCTTCTTGTCATGGATCTTGGCGATAGAGGAGGCAAGGGATGTGACCACCCCGATAGCGGCACCGGCAGACGCACCGATCGGCCCGAACATCGCACCGGCTTTCGCCCCGTCCATGGCGGAATTGACCGCGTCCATGGCCACATTCAAGCCTTCGGCTATCTCACCGAACGCACCACCGAACGAATCCCCGAGTTTCGAGAAAGTATCAGAGAGGAATTGCCCAGACCGCATGATTTCGCCAAGCCCTTCCTCTATATCGTCAATTGCCTGTCGCAGCTTTTTCGTATCGTTACCAGCCTCAAATACGCCTTTCAGACCTTTGGCGACCTTCTCGTATGCCGGGCGCAACTTGTCCGCGGCTTCCTTGTTCTCCTTGAGCGCATCCGAGATATCTTTTAGTTTATCGGGTGATTTACTCCACAGTTCAAACGTCTCTTTCGTGATACCGAAATCCTTGCCCTTGCTCTCATCCCAGACACCGCTTTTCAAGAACTCCAAGGCTTCACGCCCCTTCCGGTTGATGGCCTCCAACTCGGAGAGGGTCTTGTCTTTCATGTCACCGAACAACCGACTGATAGCGGAAGTCGTCTTGCTCGCCTCTATGTCGAGATCAGACAGTTCCCTTTTCATGGCCTCGGAAAGGGACTTACGCTCGCCTTCCGTCGTAGCCTTGGCTATCTTCTCGTTATAAAGAGCCGTGATAGCATCTCTCTTATCAAGATAAGAACCGTATTCTTTCAGATACTCGTTCATGGCACGTTTCTCTTCCTCCAGTTGTTCCTTATTCACATTAGAGGTCGATCGCTCCCGTTTGACGTATGAGTTCACCAAGGCTGTACGAATCTCCACGGTCTGTTCCTTAGTCAGTTTGCCGCCTTGAGCGTCTTTCCACTCTTTTTCCTTGGTAAGTATGGCGGCGATCTCATTGTCATAGTCTAGGTTTATCTGGGCGATCTTCTTTGCGGAGCCTTCTTTCATCAGATCGATCTCGGATTGCTGGTTCTGCCGGCGGAGGGATAGGAGTTCGTCTTGAAGCTTTTTTCGCTTTTCTAGTTCCTTTTTATCAATAGGTGTAGCTATTTTCGCCTTTTCCTCCTCTTGTTGGCTACTAGCTAACGCCTCCGCCTTCGTACGAGCCTTCAATCCTTGTACGACTATCTCAACCGCTTTATCATGCTCAATCTTCAACTGCTCGTTCCGTTTTCGTAAACGACGTAACTCAAATGCCTCCGAAAAGCTGGTATCAATCCAACTTTTCTTGTCTAGCTGGGAGATTCGATGGTTATTTTTTGCAATTTCATCCTCTATGGAGTTTACGGTAGCGCGCTGTTGGGCCATGGTTCGCTCATCTATCGATTTAGAAAGCATCTTATTAGCCTCCGTCATATCCATCAACATGAACTTTTGCAAGGATAGATTTTTCAGTTCATCCGGATAGAGGGCTTGTAATTTCTCGTATGCCTCCACTTTCTGTAACATGGACTTGTTATCGTCGCGCAAAGCATTCAATAGTTCATCCGTTTGAGATCTCATGCCTTCTATCCAGTCCTTCATCTCTGCGACCCTCTTGTTATGGGAATCCAACGCCTTCTCTGATGCCGTCGCCTGTGTCGCGAGCTTGAAGATCGCATACCCAAGGGCCGTAACACCCGCCACGGCCAAGACATACGGATTCGCAAGGGCAGCTTTTCCGACGGCCAACATTGCGACAGCCTGTTTTTTCAAAGCACCTGTAAGCAGCGCGGTTGCGGTCGTATGCTGAATCGTCGCCAGTCTGCTCAAAGCTGATGTCTTGATATAAGATCGTTGCGCCACTTGAACCAACAAAATAGCTGTTTTATAAGAAAGAAACGCTCCCGCCGCATTTTTCACCAATGCCTCAACCCTCGATATCGTCCCCTCGATATCATTGTTCTCAAAAGCCTCATTAAACGCCTTGGCGATATCTGACACCTCTTTCAATATCCTCTCTCCCATTGGGCGCAAATAAGCCTGTACATTATTCGCCAACAACGTGAGCTGATTATCGGCGGCGTCAGCCATCTTCTCAAACGCAGCCTCTGTCGCACCCAAGGAGCCCTGCAACTCTCCCAAATCATTTGCTGCCGCCTTTGCATTCTTTCCAGTCAAAGCCAGTGTAGCGGCCAGGCCTTCATCCGTGCCAAGCATTTCCTTCATCTTGGAAGCGGAACCACCAGCCTTCTCATAAATCAATTGTAATGCCTCTTGGAAAGTACGACCTTGGAAAGCGGCGTCTCCAAGTTCTCCGGCGGTTCCTTGGATAGCGGCACGGATCTGTGTCATAGCCTGCGCCGTCGGCGTTCCTTGCTTGGTCAATGAAGCGACAGCACCCAACACTTGGTCGATACTAATCCCATACGCGGCCGCAATAGGAGCAACTTGGGCTATAGAGGCTCCCAATTCGCCAAATGTAGTCTTACCCAACCGGACGGTTGTAAAAAGCTGGTCCGAGACCGTACCGGCTTCCTCCGCAGACATCTTATAAGCATTCAGGATCGTTGTAATGGCATCGGCTGCCGTCTCGGTTTCCGTAAGTCCTCCCACGGCAGCTTTAGCCGAAACTTCTAGGATCTTCATACCATCCGCCCCGTCATGTCCGGCGGAGACAATGCTATATAACGCCTTGGCGGCCTCCGGAGCCTTGATCGGTATCTCTTGAGTTATGGACATGACCTGATTCATGAAACCGGTCATATCATCCGTTACCTGCGTGGAAATGGTCGCTACTTCCAGCATGTTCTTCCGGAACTCCTTCTCGAAGTCGTATGAGCTCTTTGCGGCCTTGGCGAACGCCGTCGCCGCACTGATACCGATACCACCGAATACGTCAAAAGACGTGATCTCACCGGCCAAGGTCTTGATAATTCCCATCGCTTCCCGTGTTCCCTCGTACATGCCGGAGTTATCAAGACCAGTCGCAATATACAGCGCTCCATCCCTATTCCTTATTCCCATAATGCGTTTATGGTAAAATATAGGATAGCCTTTCATGTGAGACTGTCAACCGTTAAAAATTCACTTATAAGTTATCTTTTTCGACATTTTCTTTTGCCTTGTCGCTTTTTCTTCGTTTTTTTGTAAAAAGAAAAAATTCATCGTGGAACTTGAGATTGTCAAAATAAAGCAACTGTCAGGAAAGAAGACTCAAATATATTCTGTCATTCTCAATCAAGAGGATCAGAGCGTTTTTGAATAATTTCTTCAGAACAACTATTCTGGATATCCAACCGAAATAGAAGATATCGTATCTAAGTTAAAAATTATGGCTACAAAAACGGGGGCAGCCGAACACTTTTTCAAGCTAAATGAAGGGAAACCGGGAGATGGTGTTTGCGCTCTATTTGATAGTCCTGACAAAAAATTAAGAATCTATTGTATTCGATTTGCTAACGTTGCTATCGTTGTTGGAGGTGGAGGAT